CTAGCAAACTTGTCTCCCATGTCAAGTAGCACGATGTCTGGCTTGTATGACTTACACACAGACTCTACCCAATTCATATCGCGTCCTGTTGCATCCTTAATCTTGATGCGTTCTTTTACAGGTGAATACAACTCACGTGCTTTAGCTGGATTATCTTTTATCTCTCGCATCGTCATGCCTGTAGCAGCAGTTAAGTATCTTGCACCCACACGATGATAACCTTCTTCATTACATAAGATAATGCAGTTAGCACCTTGATGTGCAAATCCACCCGGAGCAGCAATCAAACTAGCATGAAATGATGTCTTACCAGTGTTAGGCCGCGCACCAATTTCTATTAGATGACCAGCGTTAACACCTTCTACTTTACGTGTCAGACTGTTAATGTTGAAAGTCCAACGTGCTTCTAAATCAGCTTTTGCCATGAGTGTTTCCATGTCAATGTCATCCCATTCAATATTTAGATTAGGTGTAAAGTCATCTCCATACTGCTCAAGCAACATACGTAGTGGCTCAAGACTAGACTGATCGCCATTCACATAATCAAATCCAAGATTAGCGATGTCTTCTCCAACAACTTGTTGGAATAGTTTAGATAAAACCTCCTGTGCTATGTCACTACCCATTGGTGCTTCGCATTTAATCTTATGAAACAAAGCAGAGTATGCTTGCTTCTGTGCTGTAGTCAGAGTTGGATTGTCTGACATAAACAGTGCCTCAATCTCATCTGGTGTTACAGTACGCTCGTATCTATCCATAGCTGTATCAATAGACTCTTTAATCTTACGAACATCTTTACTGAATAAGCGGTTTGGACACTTTGAACCGCGATGATCGTCATAGAACGACCTGTCCATTAAACTTCTAATTAGTGATAATTCCATTTAAATTCTCCATATCTGTCGGGTTACGATATTTTAAGTCATCTGTTAAGCGTAGTACACGAACATCGTTTACATGACCACGTAATTCCTTTGCCATCTGCAAAGTCTTTGGTAGTGCATCGGGGTCTAACGCTATTATGGCTGTTGAGAACTGCGCAAGATACCTTTTATGCGACTCTTGCAAAGACGTGCCTAAGAGTGCAACCCCGACAAAGGCTGGAGAAGCAGAACCAACAACTGCTGCACTCACGCAGTCCTCAACAACTACTGCGACATTACCACAACCATGTGAGTATGGCAAGCCACTTTTTCCATATTTTTTCCACTTAGGTAATCTTTTACCTAATGATCTTCCTGTCGCATCAACCACAGAACCTTTGCTATATACAGGAAACACAACTCTGTCTTCCTTTACGTCATACAGCAAATCTAATTCTCTATCATCAATGCCCCACTCGTAGCACCACTTGATTACGTGTCGAGGATTACGATCCGAAACAATGTAATTAGGCAGTTCAAAAGTTTCTTCCGCAAAAGATTTTGCACCAGAGAAACCAGCACGAATGTCATTTACAGACAGGTGAATCCTGTCACCACCTTTTACATTACAAGAGGCTTTATAACAATTCCATACGAGAGAACCCATATTGTTAGTTATTGTAAATGTTTTGTATCCTCCACAGTTAGGACAGTTCAACCTTTTTGTAGTGCCATTATCTATATCTATATTAGATACAAGATCACTTACAGTGTTATATATATTATTCATGTAATATCACCTTCCTTTGCGGCACTTGTAATGCTTTTACCATGTAATTTTCGTTCAGTCAAGGCATAATTTGCACTTGTGTACGTATTTTTCATGTATGGCTTCACAGACTGTGGATTAGCATGTCCTGTAACCGACATAATTTGTCCAATACCTACACCTGCTTCAACCATTTCTGTTGTTCCTGTGCGTCTTAGGTCACTTAGACGTAACTCACTGGGCAAACCCACCTCATCCATCAATTTACGTGCGTGTAAAGGCAACTTGTACATTGTGTAAGGCTCATACACACCACGATATGGCTGTGGTCTAGGTGCGACATACTCTTGAAAGCCAAAGTCTTCTTTTTGTTGTACTAGCATGTCAAGTAAGTCTTCATCAATAGGCAACTCTACCTCTGCTCTACGTTTGGATTGTCGTATAAAAACTTTTGCCTCATCTAAATTAACAGACTCCCATTTTAGTGTACGCATATCACCCACACGCTGACACCAAGCATACGCCATGTGAGCAATAAGACCTATGTTACGAGTGCTAAAATTGCCATAGGCGGCGTCTAGGAACTTTTGTATATGACACCTAGTCCATACCACCTTACGAGGCTGTGTGGCTCTCCTACGCACGACAGAGAATGGATTTATTACACAGTGTTCCATTCGCAGTGCGTAATTAAACAAGATACGAGACACAGACATTACATGATTCGCAAAAGCAATGCCGCGATCACACCACTTGTCGTAGGCTAACTTAGCTTGCTTTGTGGTTATTGTCTCAAAGTCTCTGCGATTAAATGTCGCATCATCAATACTGGTAGATGCCAGCACACCTAAAAAATAGGTGTACTGTGTCTTAGTTTCATCTCTCAAGTTTTTAAAATCATGTGAAGAATAGTATTCTTCGATTAACTTGTTGAGTTTCATTAGGCTGCTACCTTGACATCCAGTGACTTGAAAGCAGGTGTACCAATCCAGTTGGCTACTTCTACCTCACGCTTAAACATGGTCACTGCTTGTGTGTCATTGCCTGTGTTACGTAAGAGAAAACCATTCTGCTCATCTGCATATGTAGCGTAGTTAGTAAATGCAGAATAGAGAGCAAACAAATTACGGCCACGATTTGCAACCTCTTGATTATACAAGATATTCATCTTCTCTGCTTTACGTTCTGACTTCATAATAGTATCAAGAAGTTCCTTAACATTTACATGAGCGATGCTAGTGTTAGCCCACCTCTGTAGCTGTTTCGCTGTAGCATTGAAGTCCTGTTGTGATTTCTCCAACTCAACAATGAATCTGTCGAGGCTAAAATTACTGGTATTCTTACGCATAACTTTGTTATGATCACCAGTAATTATGCCATTGGTGCAGAAGAAATCAATAGCACCAAAGATAGCAATGTTGGAGCAAGTACCATTGACACCATGCAATGCGATGATGCGCTTGACCAAAGAAATTTCTTTTACGTCATTGGCAATAGTAGTCTTCATATTAGGCAACATGATGTCAAGCATAGCCCAACCATCTTTGTGAGCAGACTTCCAACGTGCCTCTGCACCTTCTAACTGATAAGGCTTGAGTGTATCTGTCGTAGTCGAAATAACATCACGAAAAAAATCTCCATGAGATGCACATTTAAAGTCTTTTCCGACAATACCAATGTATTCATTAGTGTCAGTATTGATGACATACTTTTTGTCCTCTACCTTGGTAGGTTCAAAAGCTACGTCAAAATCTAGGTGTTCTGGAATATATTCCAACATTTTAGTCTCCTTTCGTTAATTGATCTTGTGTTATATCATTTAATATTGGCAATGTCAAGCGTCATTCTCTTCATCCCACTGATAATCTACGTACCAGTTACGTACAAAATCCGTCTCACTTGGCTGGACTAAACCGAAATGCCTAGCAAGAAAATCATCAGCACCATCTAGTTCGCGGATGGTATCATAATCAATACATGCCTTATCAGATGTAGTTACATTTAAGTCTTTGATAGCATTAACTATGTTACGCAGACGTTCAATCTCGTGGCCTTCTAGTTTTATCTTACACTTTTTACTTTTCAACATTGTCTATCTCCTCTACCAGTTTAGTTGCGTTGTCATATAGCACATTACGTGCCGTGATTAGATGCCCACAGTCCTGTGGCTCTATGATGCTATCAAGATAAGCTATCTCATCCATTAAAGCAACAATGTGTTTAGCCTTACTGCGTCTTTCTTTTAGTGTGTTCATTACATAAACCTCCCAATCAATCCTATTATAAAGTGATACAACATCCAGCCTATGCTGGCCCAGATACATGCGAACAAAAACATCTCAATTCCGTCATGTGTCAGATAATAGTGCTTTGCTTTGTGCCAGTATCTATTCATCGTCACTCTCCAATACTTCAATCGGATAATATACATAGACTACAGAA